GTAGCGTAGCCAGGGCCAGTGATCACGCGAACATCGTACTTGCCGACGTTGGGGTTGTAGATCTTTTCGATCAACGTGCCCTCTTGGTCCACGATGCGCTTGACTGGTTCCTCTTGCATCGGGTTCATCTTGACGGTATCTGGCTCGCCGTCTTCACCAATGATGCGAGCGATGCGCTCAGTGTCGTAAATCTTGGGAATCAGGTCCACCAGTTGACGGCCAATGTGACGGATTGCACGGGCCAAGTTGTCAACGTAGTGGTAAGTGCCGATGTCGCCCTCACGCTGACGCGCAAGAATGGCTTTGCCCGAACGCTCGTTGCTGGTCATGCCCAGCGAGGCGTTGTATTGGCCGGTGGCCGACTTGATGTCTTCAGCAGCGCCCGCCTTGGCCTGCAACAGGCCGCTGGAGGCCATTGGAGGCTGTGCCCGCTGGGGTAGTGGCAACACAGCGCCTTGGCCGTCTGTAACGTCTGGATTGACCTCCAGATAGGGCCAGTTGTTTGTGTTGGCAGTCTTCCACTGCTGCTCGTAGCCTTCAAACTGACCGCCGTAGCCGATGAACGGGGCTTTGGGGGCCAGCGCCAGCATCTCAGCTTCTTGGCTTACCCAGTAGTTGTACATGCGCTGGGCATCCTTGGCGTTGCGCACCAAGCCCGACACGTACATCTGGCCGTCTACTTCAAACTCGTTGCCGACCACGCGCACCACGGGGATGTAGGCTCCTGCCCACTCGCGTTCTTCAAGGATGTCGTAGCCGTTGATTTTGCACCACTTGACCTTTTTGCGGTCAGCTTCACGGGTGCGGATTGGCTTGCCGAACATCATGCGCAGCGTCTTGTCCTCGGGCGAACCGCTGAACGCAGTCTGGTTGCCAGGGTACAAGTTGAGCGTTTGCTTCTCGTATTCGATGTAGAAATACTCGGCGATGCGAACAGTGTTCTCGCCAATCCACTGAGCAATGGATTGATCACCAACGCCGAGGCTCATCAAGGTGCTAATAGGCGCTGCATCAGGATACATGCGCTCGTACTCAGCTTTGGTCAGATCTTCCGTGACAAAACACCAGCGGGCATCTGCGCCTGTGGGGTCTTGGATCATGGGGTCCATGTAGACGCTGAAACTGTTGCGGATGCGCCCGATCTTGATGTCCTGATCGAACGTATTCTCGTCGCAATACTCGGTCAGCAGACGGATGTAGCCTTCGCCGTAGGACACTTGGTTTTCGCAGGCGGTGTCGTAGGCCACGTCAGCGTCAGAGATGTATTCGATGTGACGAATCACGCCGTTGAACACATCTGCCATGTCCACGTCGGCCTTGTCGTCAGCCGGAATCACTTTGATGCCGGGGCGGTTCATGCGCTGCTCGTTCGTTACCTGATGAACGTGCTGCGGCAGCTTGTTGATGGTCAGGCAAGGCCGGGCGTTAATGGTTTGGCCCTGCACTGCGCCGCGAGTCTGGAGCACATCAGCAGGCCACTGCCACTGGTTGTCTGGAGAGCCTGCGTAGAACCGCAGATCGTCAAGTTCGTCTTCCCGAGTCTGGGAAAATGCCGCCATCGCCATCTTCATGCGTGAACGGGCAACGGTCAGAATTTCCTCGGAACCGCCTTTTGACGGGTACGGGCCGTTTTTTGCCACATTTGCTGCGGCTACGATTCCGGTAGTGTCTTTCATGCGTCAAATACTCCGAGGGTGTGTGATTCCCTCATGACCAGAAGGTTGTCACCTTCATATTTTAGGTCTTGACCGATGGAATCACCAAATAGCACCTTGTCACCGACTTTTACGTCTTTGGCGTCAGGCCCAGCGGAGATTACCACACCCGTGCCAGTTTGTTTGTCGCGCAACAGGATGAAAAGCTCATGTTTTTCCATGTCTGGGCGCACGATTAGGCAGTCTTGCAAGGCTTGTAAGCTCATATTATCCCCAAACTCGCACAGGTGTGGCGGGTGTCACTGAAAAAGGCTGCAATGCTTTGTCATCTTCGCCCGCTAAACGCACATTGACGTGCCAGCCGGGTAGTGCTGTCATGACGGGTTCTTCGTCAGTGCCGCCAGTGCGTTTGTAGATCACGCCAACGGTGTCGATGTTGGCAAAGTTGGGCCTGTCTTCTGCGCCGTACAGCACTTTATTTGCCGCAGCTTCGTCAGGAAATGCCAGGTAGTAGTCCATGATGTGTCCTTAAGCCGTGATGGTTTGCAAATCGCTGTTGGTAAGTCGGCGGGGGTAGTAGACGATCTGGCGAATGTGGCCGTTGTAAGTTACAGCACCATCACCATCAGAACCAATACGCAGTTGATTAACAACTGGAATAAGTGCAGAAGCGTCTGTCAAAGGCGTTGCCGCATTACGAACAAATGCAATGTCATCAACTTTGTAACCAAGCGCCCATTTTGTTGTGGCGGTAGTTTGACTTGAAAAGATAAGAGCCCATTGGGTGGCACCACTATCTACACCAATTGAATTAGATTGACTGGTAGTGGTCATCCCACGAATAATCATGCGGCTATTAAGTGTGCCATCAGAAAACGCGACGGTAGTTCCGTTGTAAGCCGTTGCAAGCGATGCTGCTTCTGTGTAAGCAGACCCTTCCGTAGCGTTATACCAACTGCTAAAGTTCGTGCCCGTCATGCTTGCAGCATCACGTGAACGTGTGACCTGTGAAGCCACTGTTTGGATGTAGCTGGTGAGGAATGCTCCGGCTTCCAGTTGAGCGCCCCAGATGTAGATGCCTGAGTAGCCGTCGCCTGTGTAGCCAGCGGTTGTCTGCAAGTCAATAATCATCCCGCCGTTAGCGTTGGCGGGGCCAAAGGTTTGCGTAATAGAAACCCGATACCAGCCATTACCAACCGACTGAATCGTTCCAGTCCCAGTTGTAATGACCCCTGTTGCGAGGTTCACCACGATAGACGCGCCTGCCACCCAATTGGCAGTCGATGAATTTCCAAAAGTGGCGGTTGTTCGCTCACCAGCCTTCATGTAAACACTAAGCGTATAAACGGTATTGGCCGTAAGTGCCACGGTTGTAGTTACAAAATGCCGTGAAGTAGCGGTGTCTTCAACCAGTTTGTCGCCAGTCAACGTGCCGTCAGGCGCAACAACTGTATTTGCCGTAATGCTTAATGCTGATTTTGTCCAAACAGCATTGGTGAAGTCCTCGCTGTAGGTTCTGAGGTTCGTCCTCTGCTCTTCAATCAGCAGCCCCAAGGCAGCTTGCGTTATCGGGTTGTAATCAAACCGAGGCGCGTTAATGGCTGCGGTTTCCAGCACAGGAATGTAGTTGGTGATCGGCTGCGTGGTTGTGGGGGTGTAGGCTGTGACTGCGGAGCGTTGCTCTAGTTGAGAACCCCAAAGCAGGATAGAACCTGAATCGGTAACAACAAGGGAGTTGTCCGTGTCTGCTAGGTAAAAAGTAGATGCGTCCCCTATTTGAGACGATGTAACGATGCAACGATACCAACCACTTCCCGCGTTCACAATAGACGCGGTATGGTTAACGTTGGTAGTTCCAACTGTTCCGGTAGATAGATCAAACCAAGTGCGAAGATTACCAGTGCTTCGCGTTTGTATAATCAAAAAGTTTTTGCCATCAGCTTTCGCAAACACTGAAGTGGTTGCACTTGCTGCAACAGTGTTGGTTTGAAAAGCCGCGCCGGATGTGGTTTGCCCAGTCTGCTGCGTCAACCGTGTTGCGGTAGCTGTACCGTCAGGTGCTGTGTCTGCATTGTTTGTTCTGGTTGACCTTAATCCACCCCAAGGGGTTGTTGCAAGCGCCTGCGACTGCAACAGCAAATTCTGCTCTGCCAATGCCGTTTGCGTGCCGTAGTAGGTGGCAGTGCTGGCTCGGGTAAAGGTGATGCGCGGGTCCATAGTCTGTGCTCCAGCAAATTGCAAAATCAGTGATGGCGATAGCCTGCCCAGCAGGTTTGAGCCACCCAACGTCAGATGTGGTGATACGCCTATTGAAACAGCGTTTCTAGATCCAAGAAAGCTCATTTTTTACCTTTCGCGGGTGCTTTTTGCGCGGCCTCACGCTTGACCGAGTAGGCGATTGCCACGGCTTGCTTGACCGGCTTACCAGCAGCTACCTCGGCCTTCACATTCTTGCGAAACGCCTCTGGAGATTTGGATTTAACGAGTGGCATCACTTGGCCTTTTTGGCAGGTTTGGCAGTCTTGGCCGACTCTTTGAAGTCCTTGGCCGTGGGTGCGCCAGCAGCGCCAGGTTTGCGCATCTTCTCGCCAGAGCCAGCCGCGATACGTGCGCGTTTGGCGTTGATGTTTGCATAGAGTCCAGGTTTTGTAGCCATGATTTAGCACTTCCATCGTTTGAGTGATGCCTTGGCCCGTTCTGCTGGACCTTTGGCGTTTTTGACTACCCCTTCCATGCGGGCGCAGAACGAGTCTTTACGGCCTTGGTCGGCCTTTGTCTTTGGGCTGGGCGCTGGCGCTTTCAGGTTTGAGCCTGTGGCTGCGTTGTATTTAGCGCGGCCTTTTTCGGTCAAGCCAGCACCCTTGGACGCAGGCAGTTTCTCGCCACGACCAACAGACAACGAAACGCTTTTCTTTGTAGCCATTTAAGCCCCCATCCATCCGGTTGAGACCGCACCGCGCTCTGACACGACGCGGCGTTCGGGTTTATTGTACTCACCTCGGCTTGCAACCGGGTAGGAGAATGTCAGCGCGATGGCGTCAGCAGCGTCGGGCGATGCCAAACCACGGGCTTTCATGTCTTTTTTCGACTCCAAGAAGATCGACCCTTTGGAGTCCGGCTTCATCATAGGCGAGATCAGGTCAGTTTTCAAGAACCTGTCGTTTGGGATGCTGGCCGACTTCAGCCAGTCGCGCATATCACCCCAGATCTGCGCCCTCATGTTGCCGTACATGGCCGGGTTGCGTGACTTCCAGCCGAAGTTGACGCCCTTGATCTTGTAGCGTTGCTCTTTCAGCCGGTCCACGATGCCTGCGCCCAGCCCGCCCTCGTCAATGAACACCATCGCAGGCTTGAATTCTTCAATGGCCTCAATGACGTGCCCGACCACCGTCATGGTGTCGTCGCCGCGGTGCCTGATGATGCGCACAATGTCCCGCCCTTGCCTGACCGCCAGCACGGTGGCGTCTGCCCCAAACCGCGCCGGGTCTACCCCGATCACGATTGGAGCGCTTGGGTCTTTGTACTGAGGCCGCTTCATGGCGTCGTCCACCACCAGGCTGGAGATGAATTGGTCGTCGCCAGCGTTCGGGAACTCGCCGTACACCTCGACGTGCGCTTGCGAGGAATCCGGCCCGTATTCATCAATGATCTGCTGGTAGACCTGCTTGTCCGTGCCCTCCACGGTGCGGGCGTCCACCACCTTGGTTTGCCAGAACTCACGTTTGCTGTGGAACGTTTCGTAGAAGTACCCGGTGTTGCGCCGTGGGTTAGAGAACGCCAGCCAGAAGCGGTTCGGGGTGTTCTCTGTAAAGAAACCAGCAGCAACGGACCAAATAGGGTCTGGAATGCCAGAGCTTTCGTCTAGCACTAGCATAACCCCATCCGCGTTGTGTAAACCGGCGTAAGCGTCTGGGTTCTCTTCCGACCACAGCCGCCCTTCAATTGCCCAATAGCGGGTGCCTTTTTTTAAATCGCGTTC